AATTATTGAAAGATTTAAGCGTAATTTTAATAGACTAGATGATAACTGCAAGGCTCGACTTGTTATTGAAAATGATGATAAACTTAATTGCTGGAGTGTATTTGAGTTGATCACCTATTTTCATGCTAATACAAATATTCCAATCACTTTCGATTATCTGCATCACAAATGTCATCCAGATAGACTAGATGAAGAAACAGCAATTAAGGCTTGTCATGATACTTGGCATGGACACAAACCTCTTTTTCATTACAGCGAAAGTAAGTCAGGAAATAATCCCCGTGCTCATGCTGATTATGCAGAAAATCCATTTAATACTTATGGATTAGATTTTGATGTTGACATGGAACTAAAAGCCAAAGACTATGCAATAGAAAGATTTGAAGAAATTTGTAAAGGAGTTACAACATGAGTAAACCATTGATAATTTTAACTGGTCTAATTTATGCTTATGTTGCGATTGAACAATTTAGGGCCGGCCATTATGGCATGTTTTATGCCTATTGTGGTTATGCTTTTTCTAATATCGGTTTATATATTTTAGCACACTAGAGGATTAAAAATGAGCGAAGAAATTAAGCCTTTCGGATATAGTTATTTTCTTGATATGTATGATACTGCGGAAGGAACCGCAGATAATCTTGAATTAGTCTATAGATTTTTAGAGCGTCTTGTTGATGAGATTGGTATGACTCGTATGACTCCACCAATTGTTATTCATGGGCCTACTGATCATGGTCGTGAAATTTATGCAGATAAGTACGGTGTGAGTGGATGGGTTGGTTTAATTGAGAGTGGAATTCAAATTCATGCTATTGAGGCTGTTCATTTTATTAGTTTGGATGTTTATTCTTGTTCTTGTTTTAAGCCAGAAACAGTTTTAGAGTTTGCTAAAAAGCATTTTGGTTTCACTAAGTATGAGGAACATTTCTTGAAAAGAGGTCTTGAATACCATAACCAAGGAAGAAAAAATGACCAAGGAACCCAAACGAATTAAACTTACTGATTTTATATCTTCTCAAAAGGAACCTCATAGATTACCACTAAAATCTATAGAGGATGATCACGAATTAATCACAACTATTGAGGGTGCTAGAATTTTGGTTAAAAAAGATGAAGATACTAAACAAAACGATTCGTAAAGCCTATGCAAATTGGAACCCTAATCCTCTTATTCGTTGTTATCATTATGCTGCTGCCTTTGATGGCAACAAAATGATTTGTTTCACCCAAAATAATCCGATTAAAACTCATGCACGGGCTTATAGAATAGGCGAACAATTTAATTTACCAAAATATAAAGAATATCCATTCATCCATGCTGAATCTCATCTTATTTCTAAACTGCTGGATATGTATAATACCATTAATGCTAATTGGACAGTATGTGTGCTTCGTATTAATAGACAAGGACTTATCTTAGGAAGCAAGCCTTGTGTTAATTGTGATAAACTATTAAATGCTGTAGGATTATCTAATATCTACTACAGTCTGGATAATGGCAATTTTAGTGATAGTATTGGCAATCAGACTCAAGTAGAAGGGTTGACAGTGCCGATGGTTATGGTATAATCCGACAAACGGAGACAACCATGAACTGTATTTACTGCAAAAATCAGATTGATTTTGATCGCTATGAGTTTCTTGTTGAAACTGGTCGCCAGATTCTTTGTAAATCTTGTAGTGTAGAGAGTCGTGCTGTGGGTTTTATGGACTGGAACCATAAAACTGCTCCATCCCTTGTTATGGTTCCTAGTAATGCTACACAAACTATTCGTATTCTTGATAGGGCTAATCGTCGTGCTAGATAATATTTGATTTTTTTAAATTATCTTTAGCCCATAAAGGCTGGAGATTAGAATAATGGAAGCATTTTTTTTGTTGTTCTATATCAGATAAATCAAAACTATCACAAGGCTTAATATGATCTATATGCCATTTGCCATGATTTTTCCAATTCATACCTTTTAAAAATTGTTTTTCTATGTATTCTCTAAAAAAATCTATATCACAACCCAATAATTCATGAACAGATTTCTTTTTAATTGTACCTTTAATTGCATGACGCAATCTGCGTCTAAGAGTGTGTTTGATTTTAAATTCTGTATCTGAGTTATATTTATCTCTAAAAATTTTAGCCTGTTGTTGCCTATGACTATAATTATATTCTTTATGTTGTTTATTCAACCTATCTTTATTTTCTAAATAATATTTATGAGAAGATATTTTTCTACAATCTTTACACTTATGATTTCTACCGAAACTACTATCTTTTTTAATATGAAAACATTCTAGTGTTTTACTTTTTCCACAGGCACTACATTTTTTCTTCATTATATCCCCCATTGACACAGATACTCTTACAACGTATAATACACCAATCAGAGCAGACATGAGACTTTTTAAAAGGAATACCAAAATATGACTTGGCTAGATTTGTATAATTATTTGCATGAAAGAGCAAATGATGTTAAAAATCCTGGTAGTTTTCCTTGGCAAGAAAGGGTTGAGGTATGGGATTGGGAAACACTAGACTATTATCCTACAGATTTTATTCAAACACCAGCAGACCAGAAAATCTCTCTTGCAGTAGATACTTATCAAAAACCGGAGATTAGCAATAATGGATCTTGAAATTGAAAGTCTTTTGTTTAAACAGGTTGAAAAACCTAAACATTATTGGATGACAAAGATTATTAATGTGTTTGATAATCGTTACAGAATTAATGTTTATACTGAAATTTTTGATGAAATTGATCACCTAATTAAACGCAAAATTCATAGTAGTTATTTTTGTCATTATTCTAAGGGTAGTTTGAAAATTATCCCTGACAAAGATTTAATCAAGGAGGATTAATTATGAAGAAGATGATTTTATTCGTGGCTATTTGTGGTCTAATGAACGTGTGCGATGCTAAACCTAGAAATTATAGTTATACTACTAATTACTCTATCAATAATAGCACAGCACAAGGAGTAGCAGAAACAATGGCATCACGAAATATTGTGGGTCATTTTGGTGGCAATAGTGGATATGAAGGTTGCGGCAGTGGATCAACTCCACAACAAGCCTATAATAATTGTTGCTTTGCTAATAGTGGTATGATTACTGTTGATATTGGATATGCTCAGGGTAAAAATGGTCGATGGTTTTGTTGTCGTAGATATTCAAGGTGATCGTATCTAATTTAGTGAAAAAATCTAAAAATCCACTAAAGAATCATGCTTGACAGTGCCGATTAGTCTGGTATACTTAGAGCATCACAACTACAACACAGGAGAACGAAAATGCCAAAGGGTAAGAAAACTTGCGATAAGTGTGGACACTTGACCGGCCCAAGGGCTTTTATGTGTCCACAATGCAATACCCCTTTTATTTTCAAGTGTCAAAGCAAAGAGAAAAAGAATACCAAGATTATTCGTGACATTAACTGGCGTGATCTTGTTAAGGGAGATAAGATCAAAGTTGCTGGTGGCCCATACTACGTTAGCAAGGGAGAGTTTATCCCTATGGGTTATCGTGGACGATTTCTTGTCGAGAGTATTGATGATAATGGAATCCTTGCTTATGGACTTGACAAATACCAAGGCTTCTGCCATATTTATATGGGTGGAGACATTCAGAATCAAGAGACTAAAGTTTGGAAAACTAAACACAAGTTGCTCAAACTGAAACCTAGAGAAGTGGTATGACACAATTAACCAATGATCAAAAATATCAATTAAATAAACTAGTTGACCATAGAGATTCTATTTCTAATAGTCTGTTTCATATTGAGCGTATTTTAAAAGAGTATTTTCCACAAGAATATGATATTGCTTATCAGCACTGGATTCCACAAATGATCACAGCACTATATGAGGATAATCGGTGGCTTTCCAGGGGAGAACATAATATGCAAGATACAATTGACCATATTAATGATAGTCAGTCTGGTTCTGGTGTAAAGAAATATATCTAATTGGAGTATATCATGAGCGAAGTTTATGCTATTACTAATTTAGAAGGTTATGCAGAAGAAATGAGGGTCTGTGCGGCCAAAAATATTTGTGATACTTATGATGATGATCTTAATGAGTATATTTCTATTCGTCAAATGATTAATCTTGTGAAAGAGAATTGTCTTGGATTTGATGAAGAAAATAGGCCGATGCTAGATGAAAATGCGAATGGTGAAATTTTTGAACAAACTTGTGTATGGATTCATAATATTGGTTTAGCAAGACTCGCTGCTAAAGACTTGGTTCAGTGTGCATGGAGTGATAAAGAGAATACCATGATTTTCTGGACGGAGAATAAAAATGAATCTAAACCAAAAAGAAAACGAAATAAGAAACCTAAAGGATAAAATTGCAGACATACGAGATTATATTTCTTCGGATTTCTGCAAGTCTTGTCTCAAGTATTATAAAGAGATAGAGGTTCTTGAAAAAAAACTGAAGGAATTAGAACAACAATAATTATGGGGCGTTGCAGCCGGTAGTTGCACATACTCTTATAAGGTATTCAAAAGGTTGGTTCGACTCCAACACGCCCTATTAACCCAGGAGATTATTATGAGAAATTTATATTTGGATATTGTTTTGATTATTGGTTTTGCTTTGAGTGTTGGTTTGAACGTATTTCAATTTTATACTATGGAACACGTTGAAGAAATGTATTTCAAACAATGTGGGTCTAGTATTATTGCAATTAGGGAATCTGAATTGAATAAAATGTTTGATCAACTTGAAGAAGGTTCTGAAAAATAGGGCGAGAAATGGTTTCGATTACATAAGGAGAATTATATTAGCAAGTGGAGGTTGGTCTGTTGGCCTCCTTAAAAGCAGACCAAACGCTTTAACTGGCGAAACTCAGTTAGCCCTTGCTGCTTAATTAAATAACAGCAACAATCTTAGAAAGCGATGAAGGTAGCGTTCAAAAGATTGATGTAAAATCCTTCGGCTGCTAGAATAGCCAACGGGTTCTAGCCTGAGATTAGTTGGTACGGAAAGATGAATGTTGTTTGTTCTTTAATCTTTCATAAAACTTATGAACATAATAAACTTGTAGAAGATATAATTTTAATTATGCTAAGACTCGGGTTCGACTCCCGACTCGTCCAATATGAGTAGAAAAATTTGTGTTTATTGTGGTAAAAGAAAAAATAGTAAATCCTTTTCTAAACATAGAGGACACAAAGATCGTCTGGATAGTAGATGTAAAAGTTGTGTTAAAAAAGAAACTAAGATAAGATATAAGATAAGAAAAAAAGCACCACCAGTTCCAAATAACTGTGAATGTTGTCATAAATTATTTTCAGAAAAAAATAGCGAAAGATTAGATCACTGTAAAAAAACTAAAAAGTTTAGAGGCTGGGCTTGTGATAAGTGCAATACTGGTATTGGTCAATTAGGAGATAATATTCAAGGAGTTTTAAATGCTTTTAATTATCTCTTATTAAGAAGCGATATTAGTGCTGATGAATTACCAGTATTAATAAATGGTGTTGTCGATTCTTTGAATAATCTGTTGTCCAGACAGAAAGATTCAAGTAGGGTTGCTTGACAAGTCGATAATCGTAGTGTAGAATGGCGATACACACAGGAGACTATTTGTAATGATTCACGATTTTGATTATGTTATGGGAATGGTTCGTGATCTTCGTGCTACAAGCAGCACTAAAGATAAGGAAGGAATTATTTTGGATTATTGCGGACATAACAGTGCCGCAGCATCTTTCGCTAAAAATATTTTACTTTATACTTATCATCCGTTGTGGCAATATAATGTAACCAGCGATAATTTGAAAAAGAAGAATCATCTTGTGGCTAGAAAGAATGAGTACAAAAATTTCTTTGATCTGCTGGATGCTCTAAAAAGTCGAAAGATTACTGGGCATGATGCTATCTCTGCTGTGAATAGTTTTATTGAGCATTATTCTGAATACGAGGAACTTATCCATTGTATTATTGACAAGGATTTGAAAACTCGTGCTGGTGATAAGATTATCAATAAGGCTATTCCTGACCATATTCCAGAGTTTAGTGTTGCTCTGGCAGATAAATATGAGCCTAAACTGGTAGATTGGAAGGATGGATGGTATGTTAGCCGAAAAATTGACGGTGCTAGATGTATTGGGATTGTTGACTCTAATGGTGATACTACCTTCTATTCCCGCACAGGAAAGGAGTTTGATACTCTTGGCATCGTTCGGGATGGCATTAAGGCTCTTAACATTACTAATGTAGTATTTGATGGTGAACTTTGTCTAGTTGATGATGATGGTAATGAGGATTTTCAGGGAGTTATGAAACAACTAAAGAAGAAGGATCATACTATTCCTAAT